GGGGGTCCCCTCCTCGCACTAAAAAAAAAAAAAAAGAAGCCCATCTGGAATTACTTCCAGACGGGCTTGTTGTTGGTGTATTAGAACGGCACAGAAGGAGCTGTCGGAGCTGTCGGAGCTACGGGAGCTTCTCCTGAAGTTTCATTGAACCGTTGTTTCCTGATGATCTGCCATTCATCTTTTGTCAAAGCTTCGTCAAAGTTGACGAAACCGTCCTCATCTTTCATTGCAGGACGGACGCTCAGCGTTTTCATGTTCAGAATGTCGTTCATACCAGGCTTTCCGGGAGTGCGAACCAGATGTCCAATGACAACCAGTTCGGTTGCGTTGGTGATGTCGCCACGCGATTTCATGCGGTTGAACGCTTCGACGTCCTGCTCACGCAGACCATCGATGAACACGAAGGTGCTGCGGCGTCCGACGATATCCCAATCGGTTTCGCCTTTCACCTTCAGCGTGGCGGTGAACTTTCCGAACTTGTTCGGAGTGAATGCAATGTTGTCGTCTTCGTTCATTTTGAAAACGCCCTTAACCTTCACAACGGTGTCGTTCCAAGTGAGATTCTTCATGTTTTCCATAACTGTTTCTCCTTTGCCGGGGTTTCCGGCTTCCTCTGCTGCTCCGCCTTTCCGGTTTCCGGTGGCGGGTCATTCCATCTAAGAGTCTTTCCTCTCTGAGAATGACGTGTATTGGATCTTTGTTCATTGGCAGCTCCATCTGCCCGCCTGTATCTCAGGTCGACATTGCTCTGTGAAATAAAAAAAAGGAGCCGAGTTTCCTCGGCTCCATGTCACTTAATCTTCGTCGTAGTCTTCTGGATCAATATTAATTGACCAGTCTTCAGTCGTTTCTTCTGTCTCGTTCTCTTCTTCAGTCGCTGTATCTGACTGAAGTTGAGCTAGCAAATCACTGACATTCACTGATTCAGTCGGTTCGACTTCGTCAGTCTTTCCGAGTTCAGCTGTCAGTCTCTGTTGGAGCTCCATGCTGTTCATGTTGAGATCGAACGGTGGCTCTTCAGCCGTAGTCTCGATAGTTTCAGTTTCTTCTGTTGTGGTTTTTGTGACCGAGTCTTTAATTGAGATTTTCTTTTCGAACAGCTTGGGAGGTTTGCTGCCTGTGTTCTTGCAAACCTGCTCAATCAGCATACCTTCAAACAGTTTCAAGAACTGATTAATGGCATACGCTGTTCCTCTGCTTTGAGACTGTGTTCCAATCAGACTCTGGCAGAGCGCATTGTATGCCAACCACAGACAGTCCTCATCAGAGATGTCTTTCCGTTTTGTTGCGGTCTTAACGAATCTAATAAGGTTGTCTCCGAATGTGTCGCGTCCTGCAACTGTCCAACCTTTTTTGTCATTGTTAAGATCGGTTTCAATTGCCACTATTCTTGTTGCGTACTTTGCAAAGTACGTTACAAGGCTGATGCCTTCTTCGGCTTCGCTAAATACTTGAAGATCAGCGTTTAGCTCTACCGTTTCAGCTTCATTCGGATAGCAGACAAGACTTGTTTTTATTTGGTCAAGTTCGTTTCCAAACGTGTGTTTCCACACGTTTTCTCCGATTGGTTCAAATTCAGACGGGCACCATAGAGTCAGCGGACGATCAGGCAGAATTCTGCCGTTCTCGTCGTAAGAGAAGTCATTAACCTCGTCTCTGCCGACTTCTTCAATCGGAACGAACTTCATCAACAGGTCATACAACCTTTTAACAACGTTTGTTCCAACTCCCGGATATTTGTCAGGAAGGAACGCCGCATGACGCTTCTTAAACCCCGAATCGGGAGCGTTGGGATGTGCATCCCTCTGGGATATTGGTCTGAAAGCGACCTTCTTTGTGATGTACTCGGGAGCATCTGGTTTATGATTCAGCTTGCCTGAGTCAGTCGCCATGTTGCCTGCGACACCAAGAAGGATATTCAGTATGAATATTTCCTTGAGCGTGACAAATTCAGAATAGTTTCCGTCTTTGTCCAGCGTTGGACGCAACAGTTTTTCCCAGTCTTCGTTGTCTTCAAGCAACGGCACCATTTCGTCAATGACGAACTGGTGGGTAGCAAAGACGCCGACAGACTCTTCGCTTTGCCATTTAGCATTTCTGCCAAGGTATTGTTCGAGAGTTTCGTCGGTAGGTGTCTCTTCCCACTTACTGAATATGATGTGTGGAAAGTTAAACAGTTTGTTCGCTTTCTCAACGGCTTCGACTATATCTTCTTCGTCGATGACATAGAACTTATCACCATCGAGGTCAGCATCCAGATCCTGAAGCACCATGTCTCCAGGTCTGCCAGATACCACAACAACGCCGGAGGCATATGAGCCAGCAGCAACGGTTACAACAGGCAGTCCCGACTTAACCTGCGGGAATCTACCTAACACAACCCGTTTCCCAATGTACGGATTAACTCCGTCTTTATTGGGAGTTCCGAACAGGATTGTTCCTGCTGCGACAATGCCAGCCGTTGGATCGTCAACAGACTTTCCTCCAACGTATACATCGTCAAACCACGCAGGGTCGATAACCGCAATGGCTAGCGAACCGTTTACTTCGACACCGCCGCTTGCTATCTTGTGCCAACGGCTCAAATATTCTCTTACCGTATCTTTATACAGCAGAGGATGATTTAAAGCGTTGGCAAGAGCGGGGATTCTCAAAGCAGCGTATTTGCGTTGCAACGACTTTTTATAGCCGCTTTCAAATCCAAGTTCTGCCAGTTTGCCAAGATCTTTGCTAACAATCTTAAACAGAGCGTCAGCTTTGATCTGGCTAAATTTTCCAAATAACTGTCTGCCAAGTTGGATACGCCCTGTCTGAGGGTGAACAGGACAGCTATAGATCAACGCATCTGGTCCACCTTGAGCTTCAAGCCATGCGGCTTTAGCTTGTTCAGGCGTCATTTTGCCGTCTTTGATTTTCTTCAAAAACGGCTTGACGTCTTTGTGGTTATCAGTCGTTGACAGAATTGACTCTTCTGTTACAACTACTTGACAGCCAAACGCATCAAGGACAGTTTTACCGATGTACTTTGATCTATACTTTATCCCAGCACATTTCATACCCTTCTTGTTTCTGAGCTGAGCAGCAGGAGCTTTAATTCCTGCTTTTGGTCCGATGATGCAACCACCATCAGCCAATGCCTGTTCAACCTCTGTAGCATCGGTGATTGCATATCCATTTGGAACATCAACATGTTTGACGGGTCTTCCGTCAACAATGTCAGACACCTTATCAGTGCGACGTTTCGCCATGAACACGATAACCTGTTTCATTGTTGCTTCGGTCGGTTCGCACGCTGTAAACCGCAATGCTCTTACCTGGTTCACCTTGTTAATAGGCAAACCATCAGGAGCATCGAGAAGGATATGGTTCTTTACACCATCGGTTTCTGCGTACAGGAACTTTCTGGTGAGATAGACACCAATTCCCTTCTTCACACCCATTTGAGATGCGCACCAGAGCATATATTTCTTGCCTCTGAATGTAATCTCTTTAGGTGCTTCCGTAAGCGGTTCTGGATCTTCCGGCTTGTACCATTTGTAAGCAAGAACGGTCTCGTTGTCGAATCCATTCAGTTCGGCAGCGGTGAACCATCCACGCTTTGCGGATGTTACATCCTCAAGGCTTTCGGCTGATAGGAAGCCAACTCTCTTTGGGTCGACTTTTGCCCATTTCGGATGAGTCGCTCTTTTCGACTTCGGTTTCTTTACCTCCGAATCGTCAGCTGCGTTATATGCGACTGTTGCCTCTTCGTGTGTTCCGCCTTGTGCGAGGCAGCTCCAATAACGCTCGTTTGCCGTAGTTTCCGCCACAGCTGTTCCTAAGAACAACCGCAGCGGTGCCAGCGCCACGTTCTTTGCAAACTTGGACATACGCTTGCCATAGTTTGACACCTTCCCGTACTTGACACAGCGTGCGTGGTAGGCAATAGCCCACTCCACAGTTTTGGTCTCAACGGGGGTGTCGATGGGATTGTCAGCAGTGACGCTGACGGCGCTGAAGACGCTCAGGACGAGCGCGATCAGCAGAGAAACCAATTTCTTCATGGCTTGCCCCCCTCCTTGGGGCTACCCATATACCCGGGTCAGGTTTGGTCGACAGCACAACTCGTTTAGCCTGCTCTATGAGTCAGGTAAGTTGTGTTGCAGTACGGTTTGCTTTATCAGCGCCGTACGGTTCCCCAATTACTCTGAGTCGAAAGTTTTTATACTTTTTGTCAGGGTTCTTGGTTTAGAGTCTCTACAAAAATAAAAAAAAGACCGACAAAAGTCGGTCCTCGAAAGTTTCGGGGTTTAAAGTCTGGGGGTTGTAAGCGTTGGGGTTTCAAACTTCACCCACAATTTATCTGCTGGTATACAGTTAACACACTCCTTTCTTGGAGTTATTTCGATTATTATAAACCGAGGAAGAGGATCATAATTACCTTCTTCATCGAGGGTCATCCATACAAACGATAGGAATGAACCGTCAAACGGAATAGTAACAAGGATCTCGTTTTTGCTGATCTGTTCTGTTGTGTATTCTTCAGAAGAATATTTGACAACATAATTTGTTTCTGCTCGGACTATTCCGGGGATAGCCAACATTACAGCAACCAGGATCACGGCAACAACAAATACAACAACTTTAACGATGTCGTTGCCGACTGTTTTCGGATTATTTACCCAACGGACACCGAAAACACAGAGAATTACCAGAAGGATAACTGGAACAAAGTTTTCCATGAGACTTTCTCCTTTCTTAATATTTTTCTTTTGAGCCTCTGTAAAAAAAAAAGAAGCAAACACTCCTTTCTGTTGTCAGAGTCTAGCTACTCTCGTTATAGCCGCCGGTATGTTTTTAGAGACATACGGCTCCGAGACGTCTTGCGTCTCTCCCACAGTGAGTACCCGACCCTGTGGTACGGTTGTGCAACTTCATCTCACGACGATATCGCACCGCGTCCCAGTGACGCCGTATCAGACGGGAGCTTTTAATACTCCTCGGGGTTCGCTATCAGCATCACCGTAGGATCTGCTTCCAGCTCTTCGATCCTCGTCCAGAAGTCTTCCTTCTCGACTACGACCGTCTCCCGATGACCATCTGTATAGGTAACCTGGGTCATCAACAATCTTTCTCACCTCCCTTCTCTTAAAAAAAAGAAGCGGATCACTCCGCTTCTTCTTCTTTTATCTCGTCTGAATTGTCTGTACATCTTTCGATGCCGTCAGCCCACTCTACGCCATAATCAGTGTAATTCATATAAACCTCCTTTATTATTTTCTTATAATAAAAAAAAGAAAGCATAGCCTGATTGCTATGCTTACCACTTCTGTTCCCAAGTTGTGGCTACTCGGCGAACCTACCCTTGCGGGCTCGCAGGACGACGGCAGGATTACTCCTAGTCCTCTTCGACAGGGACTATACGATAGTCCACGCCAAGGACGTAACCGCCATACAGTTCGAAATGTTCCATTTCGTTGACTGTACCGCGATACAGCACGTCGTCGCTCTTAATAGAGCGGGCTTCGAGCACGTTATTCACCTCCTTCTGGTGCTTGTGCTCTGACTACCAACATGGTAGCCGATGTTATACCGCCTCCCAATATTCAACGCCACTGTCGAGTAGTAACGCTTCGAGATGGTACATTGTTTCAAGGTTCTCAACCGCAACGCTTTCAACGACATTGCAACCATTGTCATCAACGAAGAACTCGATGACAAACTTATGGTCTTCGCGCCACGCGGAATAGTCGTCCGCGAAGTCCATTTGTGAGTCGTATTGTTCTTCTGAGACAAAGTTTTCCCACTTAAGTTCGACATTGCTTGTGAAGTCGAACCCGAGCCGTTTTTCGGCTGCGCACATATCGGCAGCTGAAAGGCATTTCTGGAATTCGTCCATGGGGACAGGCAGAACAACATCGCTGTATTTTGACGTGTTCCACTTTCCCATGTGAGACGCGATGACATTGATTATAAACTGGATGTCTGGATCATCCAGTTTCTGTTGGAATATCCATGCTACATAGTTTGCCATCAGAACGGGGTGTTCGTGAACAGTGTGTCTGCCGATCCACCCTTGTTTAAGACCATCGTGAATCAGCGCAGCAGCTGTGATCAGATCAATCTTATGTTGATCCCAGCCCCACGCCGTAGCGATGCGGTTAGCGAAGACTGCGGTGACGATTGAGTGACGGATCAGCCCCATGTAGCCGAGGCTGAATGCGGGATGGTACTTGCCAGAGGAAGACGCGGGAACGGAGTACCAGTACTCGGGCAGGAGGGACAGGACAGTCAGCAGCAGGGAGCGGACAGCCGGGGACAGGATCAGGGCGACGATGGACATGATGGTCATTAAAGAGCACCTCTTTCGTTCGTTATAGTTTTGAGACGCTGCAGACGTCTCTTTAAAAAATAAAAAAAAAGAAGCGAGTGAAATCTCGCTTCTTTTTCGGTCTTTCTTTAGATGCCCATCATTGCCAGTGCGGTTGTGGCACCTTTTTTGTGTTCCTCAGTCTTGGCAGTTTCGGCTCTCTCAATCATGCTTTCTTTACTTGGACAGGAAAGGGCTGCGAAGCTGTTCCCATTAAATGAGAACATCACGAACCCCCCACGTCCGCAGAAGCGGTATTCGTCACCACCCATTGTGATGGTGGCAACGTCGCCGTTAAACTCGAAGGCGACATTTTCTTTGTTTGCGCCGACAATTTGCAGGAGTCCGTAGACTCCTATCGTGTGGAGGAAGCTGATGGCGACTGAGGCAACCGGGAACTCAGCCTTGGCGGGAGCATCAGCGACATTGGCGACAGGAGTGTCTACGGACAGGACAACCAGGACCAGGGCAACCACCAGGGAGACGACAAACAGAGCGATGAACATAGAAGTTTCCTCCTTTTTTTGTTTGACTCTTAAGAGTCTCTTTTAAAAATAAAAAAAAGAGCGTGATTTCTCACGCTCTTGCAGACCTCATGGTCACATCGTAACCGATGTTTGCCATTTGTTCGGCAGTTTTCCAGCATTCGATGCCGTTTATCTGGGTTTTGATCCAGTTATATTTGCCGATGCCGCCGTCCTTCACGGCAGCAGACGCCTTAACACCAGCGGGACGGATATGAGCGAGGGTCAGTACGAACTCAACATTGGGTTCTTCGGTCTTAGCGGCGAACAGGGACACGAACATGGTGATGATGGCAGAGATAATGGTCTTCATTTGGAAATCCTCCTAAAATTTTTTTGAATTTACGCTCAAAAACTTTCGAGACGTAAATTTCTCTATATACAGTTCTCTCCCATCTCTCTCTTTCAAATCAAAACTTCTCCAGCAAAAACCCATCCATTTTCAAATCTCTCTCCTACGAAAGTAACAATCCGTAATCCCTGAATAAACATTCATAATCAAAACTATACTTTTTCTTCACATTTCCTACCGTGTCATTCGAGAATTACCATAAGGGAGAGATACTCCCCAATTGATTCATAAAGGAGATTACGATTATGGATAATCAGAATATTCCAAAGACTGTGTTCGACAAGGAATACTCCACACAATGGAGGCGTGAAGTTAAGTTCCTTGAAGACAAAGGGATTAATTATACTTATGCAAAGAAGCATTATAAGTATCCCATCATCAAGTATAAGTATGCCAAGACTCCTGAACTGTTTTTAGCTCTTGCCGAGTTCTACAATCAGGTTCGTAACGAGAAGGTTTTCAATGATATCGAGAAGACTGCCGCGAGCGTCAAGGAGAACCTGCCTTTAGAGAAGGGCTGTATCGATATTCCCAAGGAAGAACTTTCTGAATCTGAATTAAAGACAGTGGATTTCCAAATTAACGAAGAGGAACTTTTAAGCGTACTCGAAGACGATACGGAGTGATTTAAGTGGCTTATATTCTTTCCAAACCAAAGAACGGTAAACCACCCGCTCAAACTCGTATGTGCGTACACTGCGGTCAGACTAAACCGTTATCTAATTTCTTTTCCAATAAGGATTGGCATGATAACGGAAATAAGGATGCGTGGTGCAAACAGTGCATAGCGAAGATCCGCACAAAGGATGAAATGCGCCGATACTTCTGGGAGAACAACCGGGCTTGGAAAGAAAACGTCTGGGAAAATGCAATGAACCAGGCTGAACTTCAAGCCGCGAAATCTGAAATATATCAGAAGTCGAATGAGGATCGGAGGCTTATCTTGCAGGAGTCGATAGCTTGTACGATAATTCCGTCCTTGATGAAACAGGCGCAGAACTACAAATACGAAGAACACAAGAAAGATACTAACGTAAACGACTATGACGAAGCCAAAGAGAATGGGATGATATCCGAAGGGAAACCCAAGGATAAAAATCTGAAAGTCTATAATGAGTTTTTCAACGGAGAATTTAAACCTTCTGAAATTGAAATACTTGAACGTTACTACGAAGGACTTCAACAGGACTTTGACTTGTCAGACGTTTCGTTGATGGACAACGCCAAGAAATTAGCAAAGGCTTCTTTGCTGGCAGACAAAGTTCAGAACGATTACATGGCTGGACGGTGTTCTTTGCAGGACGTTAAAGACGCAATGGCGCAGTACGACCTGTTGATGAAAACAGGTAACTTTGCCGCGTGCAAACGCAAACCCGGCGACAAGAATACTTTAAACAATTGGGCTGAGACCACAATGTACTGTGAGACACACGGTTATCCCTGTGTCAAGAAATTGAACTGGGAAAAGGATGTGGTTGATATGGCTGTCGATAGTTTGAATTATATTGTCGAATCCATACGGGATGATGATTCGGGTGATATCGCATGATAGACACACGAGTTCGTCCCGGCGTAATAACAAACTGGGAAGTAATAGAAGAACAGGTTATCTATTACAGGACGCATATGGACATGTTTATCGAGGATGCGTTTGCTCCCATAAAACTAACCCCTATCCAACACGTTATAGCTCGTGAAGTCGGGAACGCTATGGTGTCTGCCGTGGTTGCTCCCCGTGGTTACGGTAAAACGTGGCTGATAGCAAACATTGCTTTGTCTCTGGGGTCTTTGTACCCCGGGACAAAAATATTAGTCGTGGCTCCGACCGCCGATCAGGCTACACGTATAGCCGAGAAGATCAGAGACCTAGCCAACGAGAATGCAAACATCGCCAACGAAATTAAACCTACTAACGCAAGAACGTATGTTTCTATTTCGAAAGACAGTTCTACCTGTACTTTGAAAAACGGAAGCATGATCGAGTCAGTCGCAATTGGCAGTGCTCGTTCGCGCCGTGCTAAGTTGGTTATCGTTGACGAAGCCAGAGACGTGGACATGGAAGTTCTTAAAGCTGTTGTCTCCCCTACCCGTAACGAGACCCGTTATAATTGCAGGGCTTATGGTTTCGAGGACTATCCTTCCAAATTGGTTTATATTACTTCTGCCTGTCCGAAGAGCTTTGAGTTCTACAAGGAATTTCAGCGCATTCTTCAAAAGAGAGCCAGAGGTGATAAGAAATACTTTGCTTGTGCTTTACACTACAAAACTCCATTACAAGAGGGGTTAACAAGCGAAGACTATTATGAAGGTGAAAGAGAGAGTTTGCCTGATGTTACTTTCAAAATGGAATACGAAAGTAAATTCATAGGCGCTTCTGAAAACTCTGCCTTTCCATATGAACTTGTTCAGAGTTGCAGGACTTTAAACAATGTCGAAATGGAACAGCCTAAAGGTTCAAAATCCAGATACATTCTTTCTTTGGACATAGCTACCTCTAAGGCAAAGGGTTCTGATAACAGCATACTAATGGTTCACAAGTTCACCGAAAAGAAAGACGGATCTTTCAACCGACAGGTTGTGCATATTCGTTCTTATAACGGTCAACCGTTAGATTATTTAGCTGAACAGGTTCGTGAATATTTCCATATTAAATTTCCAAACGCAGAGAAAATTGTCTACGACGCCCGTGGACTTGGCGATAGTTTCGACAGGTTTTTTGACAAGGCGTGGATAGACGCAAGTTCTGGAAAAGAATATCCTCCTTTGGTTGTGGATGACGAACCTTTAACCAATCCTGATGCAGTTCAGGCTTTGCATCCTTTCAGAGCTGTGAACACTCTTAACCAACGTATTTATACAAACTTAAGAGTTGCTCTGGAAAAACAGACTATCGAACTTCCTAACTCATCAAGAATTATCAAAGATAAGATGATGAGCGTGGACGAAAATAAGCGTATGTCAAAAGAAGAGTTTGCAAACTTTATTGAAGCAGATGCTTTACAAATAGAAATGGGTAACGTTGTTGGCAAGATGGGTGCAAGTGGGAATGTTATATATGACGTTCCTAAATCTACCATGCACAAGGATAGATATTCGTCGTTAGCTATGGGCAACGATTATATCTCAGAACTTGAAAAAGAAAGTATTCGTTCACACAAACATGGACCTGTGTGCATAGGTGTGGTGGGCGGATTCGAAGATGTGGAATCGATTCGCATCGCAAAGACCTTTGGAAACTTTTAAGAAAGGGGCTGAGTCCCAATGGGCTTATTTGACCGATTTACAAATCGGAGTAAAACTACTGCGGCTGAACAGCCCCAGAAGCGTGACGTGTTTGTCGGTGTGGATGGATCTGGCGACGTCACGACCATTCAGAGTTTCGATAACTCTAACTTTACTTTTAGCGGAGACTTATCTGGTTTTGACTATGTAAGCATTCTTCGTGATAAGCAAGGCAATATACAAAACTTTTATCAGCTTGCGGATTATTTTGCAGACGCTGATCCTATTATTCACGGCATCATTTACCATGTGTTAGTTCCTTTTTCCACTTGTTCAGACTGGTATCTGACTGGAGCGAAAAGGAAAACCTATGCTCTTTACGAAGAGCAGTATAAACGCATGAGGCTTCGTGAAAAAATTGATTCAATCTTTTCCGAAGCTTGGAAATACAATAACGTTTGTTGCTATCTTTATAATGGCGATCTTATTACTCTTCCTCCGAACAAATGGAGAATTGGTAATACGACTTTCAACGGAACTCCAATTGTTGATTATGACTGCCAGAGTATTTTAAACGAAATACGCACAAAGTCGTACAACGTTAAGGATGTTTATGTTAAAGATAGTGAACGTGACTATGTATTAAAGGGCTATCCTGAAGAAATTCAGAAAGCAGTTAAAGCGGGACAACAATACGCACAGCTTGATCCTGACAATACTTTCGTATTACAAGGAACAAAAGCGACGTGGCAACGTTACGCCATTCCGTTTATTGCTTCAGCTTTACGGGCTTTAGCCAA